TTTTTAAATTGCGTTCTCATGGTATTGTAAATATACCTACATCTTTTGAGTCTAATGTTGGTCTTTCATTGACTGACCCTACACAGGCTTGTCCTGTGAAAAAAGTTTATAATGCTCTTGTTAATGGTCAGACACTTGATATTTCAGAGCATCAAAATTTTTATAATTCTCTTAAAGTAGATAATCTTTCTTCTATTGAAAAACGGCATCATGATAAATTTGATGTTTTTATTGAATCTAAATCTATTGGTAAAAACTTTTCAAAGGTAGCCTCTATGGTCGTGCCTGCGAAAGAAGATAACTAACTTTTAAATTTCAATTTTATGAAAAGTAAAAAAACTACTAAGATTCGTGTTACTCGTACGGGTCGCCGTTTAATTTTTGCCTTGGCTTTGTCTCTTGGCTGTTTAACTTCTTGTAATGTTACGCGTACAATTAGTACAGAGAGTAAGTATTTTCAAAAAGGTGATACTACTTGCACTATTGTAACTAAAACTATTGAAACTTATGATGCAACTAAAAAATGATTTATTATGGACAAACTTTCAACTAATGGCTCAATGATTGAGCAACTTGATTTATCGCGTGTTCCTCGTTCCGGTTTTGATATGGCTTTTCATAATTTTCTTACCGGACGTCTTGGTGCTATTATACCTACTGCTGTAAAGGAGGTTCTACCTGGAGACCGAATTAAAGGTAGTACTCACATCGTAACTAATTTTGAGCCTCTTGTTTCACCTCCTATGGCTAATATGGTACAAAAAGAAGAAGATTTCTTCGTACCTTATAGTGTTATTTGGGATAAGTCTCATCGTTTTTTTACAGGTAAAAAGGGTTTTGATTCCGAAATGCCATCTAAATCTTTTTATGAATTATTTCGTGCTGTACCTGTTAACGATTTTGTTACAAATTTCAGTGATTTTTTGAATGACTTAATTAGTGATAATGATCAGACTTTTGACGACCTTTTAAGTGAAGTTTTATATAGTTTAAATAATATTACTTGGGTATCTAAATATCAATGTGAAGATTTATTTATACCTTTTAAGCGTCGTTTGGAGATTAATATTAATGCTCTTAAGGCTCGTTTTGGTGTTTCTATCACTCGTCAAACCATGAATCAATATCATAATGAGTTTGCACGTCTTTATTCTGCTCTTGTCATGGACGTTGTTGACTTTTGGTTTGGTCCTTCCTCTTTATTGGATTATCTTGGTTGTGGTTATGTTTCATTAGATACTAAACGTTCTTATGTTGGTCCTACTGGAACTTCTGAAGATATTATGCATTTAAATCTTTATGATTTTATAGATTTGCTTGCTCAATTACCTGAAGATTTCAATCTTGAAAAAGGAAGTATTACTAATCTTGAAGAATTTATTGCTTTAGGTGTTTTTGAAAAGTATTTTAATGTTTCAATAAATTGGATGCCCGTACGTGGTGCGTATTGGGTTTGGTATTGGAATTATCGTGACCAATTAATTGAGACTAATGCATTAGACCCTGAAGAGTATATGTTTAGTTCTCATATTACTCCTGAAGAAATTAATGTATGTTTGCTTTTACGTCAGCGTTGTTGGATGAAAGATTCATATACTACTGCTTTAACTAATACTGGTGATGGTAATGTTATTATTCCTACAACTGAATCTGCTGTTTCTATTGAGTATGATGAAGATGTTGTTCTTAATAATACAGATGATGGTGTTGCGTCTAAAAATGCTCAAAATGATATTCGTTTAATTAAAGTTGGTGATGTTAGTTATCAAGTACCCAGTATTTATTTGAATCGTGTCTCTCCAAATGTAGGCGAATCTACTATTTCACATGGTGTTTCATTGCAGTTGCTTGACCGTGCTCGCCGTTTATCTTCTTGGCTTTCTAAACGTTTGGTTCTTGGTACTGAATATGACGATGTTGTTTATTCATCGTTTATGGTTAAACTTTCGAATGTTCGTATGCACATTCCTGAGTTGCTTTCTGCTGGTCGTACAACGGTTAATATTAATGTTGTAGTTAATAATACTAATATTCCTAATGGTGATATTGCTGGTAATAAGTCTGCTATTGCTTATGCTGATAATATTCAAGATTTGAGCGGTCTTAACTATTATGCAGAAGAACATGGTTTACTTATTTCTTTTATGACTATTATGCCCATTCAAAGTTATCCTGCGCAAGTTCAACGTTTGTATTTTAAACGTAATCGTTTTGACTTTGCTTGGCCTGAATTCGCTCAACTTGGTATGGATGCTGTATATTTGAGTGAACTTAATGGTGCTCGTGGTCTTAATCGTGAAACTGCATTGACTGTTTTTGGTTATCAGGGTCGTTATTATGACTATAAGTGTAATCAGGATGAAGAGCATGGCCGTTTACATACTGACCTCAATTACCTTACATTTGGTCGTGTTTGGTCAGATAATGAATTGCCTAAATTGAATACTGAATTTATTCATTGTTGGCCTCGTACAGATATGTTTGTCATGGATGAGAATAGAGACTTGTTCCGTTCTGATGTTCATCATCGCTGGGCTATGGAGCGTTGTTTACCTGTTCCATCCGATGTTCTTCGTTAATTCGTTAATGTGTCACTGCAGGCGGCTATTAACCGCCTGCTTAAATTATTTATGTTATGTTATTTGCTCTTATAGCCGGACTTGCTCTTTCTGCTATTGGTTTAGGCGTTAATTTTGCTTTGCAAGATAATACTAATGCTTTAAATAAGGCTTCTATTGACGAAACAAACGCTACTAATTTAAAACAAGTTGAAGAAACTAATGCTACTAATGCTGCTATTGCTGCTGCTACTAATAAGGCTAATGCGGAGCAAGCAGAATTGGCTTACCAAAGGTCTTTACCCTCTAATCAGGTAGCAAACATGGTTGCCGCTGGTATGTCTCGGAATGCTGCTATTAGTGCTCTTACCGGAGGTGGTTCTTATTCTGCTCCTGTTATGCAGTCTTTACCTGCTAATGCTGGTCAAGTTCAACCATTTCAAAAAGCATTTAATGGTATTAATTTTGATTCACTTATTGAGAAGATTTCTTCACTTCCTGCAAATGTTATGCAATCTGACTTGCAAAAATCGCAATTACAAGCCGCAAATCAGCAATTTGAGTTAAACATTGCAGAGGAAAAGCGTAAGCAACAGATTCATGAATTGGATGTTTGGCAACGCTTGTATGGTAAAGAAACTGCTACTAAACTTGATGCTGCTGCTACTCTTATTAGTAATGCTCTGCTTGACCATGGAGAAGATATTAGTCATTATTCTAATTACGAAGATATGGTGCGTAAATTAGGTTTGAATGATAGTCCTATTTTACGTGATATTCCTTATCTTGCTCGTACTCAACTTGAAGACTCTGTGCGCCAAAAATTTGCGGAGAATCGTGCTCAACAATCACAGGCTAATTCGAATGTTGCATCTCACGACGCACATCTTATTTCTGAACAAACTTTAAAAGATATGAATAATGCTGCATTAGATTGGCTTAAAGAAAAAGATGCTCGTGAGAAAGAATATAAACTTCGTGCTGCCAAAGCCCAACTTGAAACTATTGCTACTAATGAGCAACTTGACATTGCTAATTATCAGCATGATTTGGAATTTTATAAAGATGATCAAGGTAATGAACAAATGCGTATTAGTCGTAAAATATCGGAACGTGCTCGTCGTGCTTGGTCTCGTCTTGCTGATTCCATAGGAATTGGAGTTTTAAAAGACCTTTTAAGTGCTGTTACTCTTATTGGTAAATAGTTTTATTATCTTTAGTAGAAAAAGGCGGTTTTATATCGTCTTTTTTTATGCCTACGCGGCATGAGCGTAAACAGCCTATTTGGAGACTTTAGTCTCCCCTTAAATATCTTATTTTCTGACCGCTTTTAATAAAAGCGGGTCATTGCTCTTGGTGTTTATATGACCATTGACACTAAGTGTAAACACGGTAGTGCAAATAACGTTAGTACGTTAATTTGTGTCCTTGATATCTTCCTAATATACTCTATTTTGTAAAGTGTACTTTGCAAAAATAAGAAAAATGCATTTTTTTTGCTAAAAAATTTGTATATATAAAAAAATAGTTTTACCTTTGCATCGGATTTCGAAATAGTTCGAATCATAACAATTAAAAAATTCACAATTATGAAGAAATGTTATTTATTAATTAACAATGCAGACTATTCAGTGTTATCTGTTTACTCTAATCAAAAAACTGCTTATGATGTATTAAATACTTATAATACATTCTGTACTAATACACCTCAATACTATATTATTGAACGTCCACTTTATAATATTTAATTATAGCGGTTTGTGAGTTTTCCGCTCCGGAGGAAATCGTTTTTACTTACTTGCGAAAGTACTCCGGCAAAACTCCCGTTAATTTATTGGTATATGTCTTGTCTTGATTAATGGATATCTCTAAATATATATATAGTCATTGTGTTCATCCTAAACGCGTGCGTATTTGGGACTCTTTCTCTAATGCTTATGTTGTTCGTGAATTACCCTGTGGACATTGTTTACATTGTCGTAATACTCGTGTTAACGAATGGGTTACTCGTTTATATGCTCAACAGAAATCTGTAAGAAATACATATTATGTTACACTTGATTATTCTCCATTTGATTCATCCCCCGCCGCTCAAAAACTTGCTATTGAGACTGCTGCGGTAACTCACAACCTTAATATTAATCACTCTTTAGGTTTACATCCTATTTTGTTAGTTCGTAATCATTTAGATGATTTTTTTAAGCGTTTGCGTAAGGCTGGTTTTGTGTTTCAACAATTTTCCTGCGGAGAGTATGGTTCTCGTTGGGCTCGTCCACATTTCCACATTATCTTGTTTAGTGATATGACTATTACTCAAGATGATATTCAAGCAGCATGGTCTGTTGATGGCTATAAAATTGGTCGTGTTGATTTTAATGATCTTGTCGCAAATGGTTCTTGCTCTCGTTATAATAAAGATAGTCGTTTTTCTCAAAAATATGTTTTTCGTTATGTATGTAAATATTTAATGAAAGGTAATATTGATTTTGAAAAATTGGCTACTATTGAATATCATAAAAAGTATTTTGAGAGTTTGAATTATGCGTATAAAAATTTAGATACTTTGTTTCCTGAATTATATAAAATTAAAGATGAAAAAACTATTAAGCAAAATTGGCTTGCATATTGTGCCACATATTCTCCCTTTGTTTCTTGCAGTCGCCGCCCGGCTATCGGCTTTAAATACTTTAAGAACTCCCTTGATAGATTTCAAAAAGGAGACTTTAGGTTATTTGGTTTATCGGAGAAAAGTCTTATTTTCCCTCGTTATTTCCTACGTAAAACAAAAGAATCTGTCTGTTGCTTGGTTGCACTTGGTAAAGATTCTCTCGCTCCAGCGTCAAGTTCTCGTATGCCGTATATCGCAACCGTATTGGATAAAATATATCATTCTCAACTTGATATATCTCATATT